CATTACGGGAACAAAAAGAGTTGGTGAATATTTAACTTTAAAGTTTTTTCTTTGCCCGTTTTGAACGCCACGAACTAAAAGATTATTGCCCCATTGTGCAACATTTGTGTAAAAATCCATAATGTAATTATATCAGAGTTTGTTTTATTGTCAACCGAATAAATTTAATTGAGTAGAGTTGTCAACATCAATAGGATAATGTCTAATCAAAGTTTTTAATTTATCTTCAGCATGTGCAAGTTTAGTGAGTTCTGAATCAACAGCAGCAACCATATCTGGATGCTCGCCGATACCTGATGGGTTTTTACGATAAACTTCTATGTTAGCAGCTGCTGCTTTCATATCTGCTTCATATTTTAATTTAAGTGCATTAATAATCATTTTATTCTTCTCCATATATTGATTGAAATGGTTCTAGTTTTAACCAATTTTCTCTATTTAGAAATGTAGTCATTACATCTTTCACTAAATTAGTTTTTGTTGCATCTTTATAACCCTTTGTGCCTGGAGATGAATTAACCTCTATAACATAAGGTGCTTCATTTTCTCTATTTTTACTTGTTATGAAATCTACACCGACCCATAACCCATTAACAGATTTTGCAGTTTTTTCACAAACATTTTTTTCCAACTCTGTTAATTCAAATTTTTCTGGTTTTGAACCAAGTGCAACATTACTTCTAAAATCTTTTTTAAGAACTGGTCTCATAATAGCACCATGTGCTTTACCAGCTATAACTATTACTCTAACATCAAATTTTGTTTCTATAAACTCTTGAACTAATATACCTAAATTTGGTTCTAACTTATCTATTATTTGAACTGTTGAAACCAATGCACCCTCATTCTCTACTTTAATAACTCCTACTCCTAAAGACCCTGCTATTGTTTTTACAATCACTGGATATTTTGTTTTTAATCTGTCAAATGAGGTTGGTATTTTTTCTTTGTGGTTTATTAAAACAGTTTTTGGTTGTCTAATTTTTGACTCTACAAGTGTAATATATGTTCTAAATTTATCTGCACAAGTTTCCATACATAATCTACTATTGACACAAAATATATTATCTCTTTCTAATTGAGTTACAATATCAGACCAACTTCTTCTTAAAGTTATTGCCGCCCTAACAAACACAATGGTGTTTTCATCACATAGAAACTTGTTATCATCTCTATCAAAAATATATCTTTTACCATCTATTTTATCTGAATATGCTCCGTCAACATCAACTTTAAAACCTTTTAGTCCCATACTCTTACCAACTGACATAATTTCATCAGCATTAATTTCAGAATTATCTGGGTCATTTGGGTCGTTATACCATAGAGTTACAAAACGATAAGGCTTTTCGTTACCCTTTTCTTCTGTGATAAAAGATTTAAACTTTTCCACTAATCTTCTTTCTTTTTGCCAATGTTATATTTTGGTTCTAATTCCCATTCACTTTTTTCTTTGAATGAAATTACTTTAATCTGTGATAGTGGTGCCTTTGGTTCTGGAACTGAATCAATTCCAATCAAATCCCAATCACTCAAAAGACTTGCAATAGAATTTCTTCTACCAATATCATTCTCTGTTATATTGTGTTCTTTACCATCAAGAGCAAATAACTCTTTAAAGTGTACAATATAATATTTTCCTTGTTTGTGTAGTATATGACAAGATTGATAAAGTTTCTTTTCTTTTCTAGATGAAACTCCTATTCTTGATAATGTTTCTCTTACCTTCAAAAAATCATCAGGTTGTTTAAGTGAAACTTCAAGCATCTTATCTGTTGTCCATAATGCTTCATTCATTTTTGGCCACCTTTATATAATTTTGTTTTGATAAACTCAATTTGTTCATCATTTAGTATGTCAAGAACAGATTTTGACTTTGAATTACTATAACCATAATATTCTTTTACATACTCTAAGTTTTTAGTCTTACTTGGTCTTAACCAAGAAGCATATCTTTTTCTAGATACAATAGTATTTAGTAAAAAATCATACTGAAGTTTTTTATCTAAGAAAGAGTAACGATTCATCTCATTAACTAACATTAAACAATCATTGTGTGGTGCAAGACATTTATTGATTATAAATGCAGGATATTTTTTCTCATAACCCTCATCTTCGCCGTCCATAATATTTTGTTTTGTAGAGTTAATAGAATTTAAATATTCTTTTAGTTCATACGCCATTTTATTCTACTGGTTTTGGTTGCTCTATTTTAGCACCAATGTGTTGTAAAACACCTTCATAATGTACTTTAGTTGCATGAGCATCAAGAAAATGAAACCAACCTGTACAAATAAATTTATCTTGAGTCTTTGAAGGTATACCTCTATGAGTATGAGTAAAATCTGTTGGCCAAATAACTGTTAGACCTTTTCTTGGTTTAACTTTTACTCTTTGATAATACCACTCGGTTTCACCTTCATCGGTGACATCATTTAAATAAGTCATAAAAACTAATCCTCTTTGAAAGACTTCATGAGAAATTCTTTCACTATGCCAACCAAAATATGCTTCACTTGGTTTATAGTGTTGTATATTGAATGGTTCTGCAAGATGAAGCATCTTAGGTGCAAAAGTATATTTTTTAATATAAGAAGCAAGGGCGTGTCTAAGATGTTCAACATATTCTCTTATTACTGAGTTTGATGTTGTTGGGTGTATCATAGTGTCTGTTGATTTTTTTCCAGTATCACCTGGACCACCTGTTGTCATGCCAGGTCTAGTGTATTCAAACTTTGCATCAGCTTTTGATTTATGATATGAAATCATATCGTCACAAAGAGAGGTATCTGACATTAATGCTTGATGTATAAAAGTTTCCATTATATTTCCTTGGCTGCAGTTTGATTATTTTTTAACGGACCCCCAATAATATAATGTTTTTGGTCATTTACAATCGGTGCTTGTGCTGTTTCAATTTCAAAATTAGCAGATAAACTTCTTCTTTCACCTTCACCATAGAAAGGAGAAACAGAATGTTTTAACCAATTTGGAAACATTAATAATTTACCAACTTCTGGTTTAACAAAAGATTCAGTAACTAACTTACCCATTCTTATATCTTGAGAACCATGATTAGCACCCCAACTAAAAAATGTAAAACCATCTGTCATACCTGTGGCATTATTTAAGGCAACTTTATGAGAACCACCTTCAAAGTCTTTTACACTACCAGGTAGTTTTTCTATTTGTGGTGGTACTTTTAAATAAAGTATCATAGACATTCCCATCATAGTTTTTAACCCATGGTCATGAATAGGGTTGTAATCACCCTCATAACTATGAACACTCCACATAGAAACACATTTTGGTTTTGCTTCAGATATACCTTGAGTCTGTAAATAAGTTTTTACAAAACCCTCAGAAAGATTTGCAAGACCTTTGGGTGGGCCATCATTTTTAATATCCATATCTAATTGTGCAGAATCATCATGAGCTTTAATTTGACCGACAAGTTCGTTTGCAAAACTTGGTAAGATTTTTCTTTTCTCATCGAGATAATTATTAATCTCATCTACTACATATTCTGGTAAAAATATTTCTAACATTGTTATAGCAGGTTTCATAACCAATGCCATGCTCATGTCTTGTACAAGTTTATCTAAAGATTCAGAACCTGTTGTACTTTTTAATCCTGTTTGTTCTTCACCGACAACTTCTGGTTGTTTTAATTGTCCTGGAACATCATCAAATTTTGATTTCTCAGCCATAATATAGTCTCCTATTTAAATTTACACTCGCCCATTATCTGAGTTAAACAAGCAAGTAAGTTTATTTCTTGGTCTGCAACAAATGCAGATTTATATTGATAGTCAGCAAGTATTAATACAGAAGTGGCAATAGAATGCCCACCTTCAAAATATTGATATAGATTATCATATATTTTTCTAAAGATTCGTGTAGGGTCATTATCTAAATTATTAACACACCATTTACGAACACTTTTAAAGTCTTTTTCTTTCATGAACAAGATTAAATCTTTCATATTCTTTTCAGAAAGATTTACAAGTATGCCACCATCTATTTTACCAGACACTGAATATCTTTGTAATTCATTTAAACATCTTCGCCAATCAGGAAAAAACTTCATAATTAATTCTGCAATTACTCTATCATCATGTTCAATGTTCTCTGTTGTAAGAACATTCTTAACACTTTTCATAAAGTCTTGTGCAAGAGTTTGCTTTTCTTCTTTTGGTACTGAAAATTCTACAACACTACAACGACTATGCAATGGGTCAATAATTCTATTCTTAAAATTACAAGTAAGAATAAAACCACAGTTCTTATGAAACTCTTCTATCATACCACGAAGTGCTGGTTGTGTTGATTGAGGATTTAAATAGTCTGCCTCATCAATAATGATAAATTTTCTACTACCTTCTAATGACATAGTAGAAGCAAAGTTTTTCATCTTGTTACGAAGAACATCAATACCTGATTCTTCAGAACCATTAATAAGAATATAATCATAACCTATTTCATCTAACATGGCTTTAGCAACAGTTGTCTTACCAACTCCTGCACCACCCGTTAATAATAAATTAGGTATACCCTTTTTAACAAATTCAGAAAAGGTCTTTTTCATGTCTTTAGGCAAGACACAATCTTGTATAGTTTTAGGTCTATACTTTTCTACCCATAAGAAAGTTTCTTTCATTAAACTTTCCTATGCTGAATAAGTAGATTCTGGTTCTAACGCTATAAAATATGATACATCAAAAGTTTGATGTTTAAAATAACTAATACCTTTTGATGATACTTGAAC